TCAAGATACCAACAGCAGGGCTGCTTCGTGGTTTCGACGCGTGATCAAGCCAGGCAGCGGCCGCCCACCCCCGTATATCCATCGGCGCAATTCACGAACTGCCTGCTGCCAGTCCCCCTGATTGACTCGCCGCCGCAAGGTCGATGTCTGCAGACGTCCCGCACCGAGGTTGAAGGTGAAATCCACGATGGCCGCGAGTCGCCCCTCCGGCTCTGTTGCCAGCACCGGGCAATAGCGCAGGGTCGCCGCCAGGGCCGTTTGCAGATCGCGCGCAAGATAGACCTCAGCTTCGGACTCCGTGATCGGCGGATGCTTCGGGTCACAAAGGTGGCCGTAGCCAATCGTCCAGTACCCTGCCGGGCAGATGTAGGGAATGGCGGTGATCTCGGCCCCACGCTTTGCCTTCCGTTCGAAGCCCTCGAAGCGCTTGGCGAGATCAATGGCAGCCTTCGGAACTTCGATCACGGCCGCACCCGGTCGAACACGCGCCCGAGGAACCAGAAGTTCAGCACCCCGGCCCACAGCGCCTGATCGGCCTCCGTCCAAGCGTGCAGGATCGCCGTCCCCCAACTGGCACCGGCGGTCACGGCAGCCGCAAACGCCGCCGTCTTGGCCGCGCAGTAGAGCGCCATGAACCAGTAGGTGATCACCGGGCGCACGCTGATCGACAATGCATCGGCCCAACGCACGCCGGAACGTTGTCCCTGCGCCGCCACTGCTTCTCGCAGGGCATCGATGGATCCGGTATTCCACGCGGCATCGGCAGCAGCGCCGATCTCGGCCATCCGCTGCGCCCCGCGCAGCTTCTCGAACTCCAGCGCCTTGTCCTGCATCGCCAGTTCGTGGCTGCGCTCGCCTTTGCGGTCGATCCATTTCAGAATTTCCGGGGCAAGACGGAATGCCCCGCCGAGGAGGCCGCCAAGTAGAGTCTCGATCATTGCCCGCCTCCGAACAGCTTGAGTTTCAGAAACGCGCCAGCCAGCAGCGCCATGACGAGGCCCGTGACCAGCATCTTCACGATGGTCAGGCCGGCGGTTTTCTTGGCCTCGTTGAAGGCGTCTAGCAGCCCACGCAACTCACGAATATCGTGCGCAGCCTCCGGCCCGTCGAGTCCGACATCAGCCAAGGCATGCCGGGCACCGCGTTCGGCGGCACGTTCCAGGATTGCCTCGAATTCTTCCTGCGGGATGGTCACCATCTTCCGGCGCTCCATTTGAGTGGATTCCATGTTTTCGTTCTCCAGAAATGCGAAACCCGCCTCGTGGGCGGGTTCGCGGGGTTGGTGAAACAGTGTCAGATGGCGATGCCGGCGCTCCAGCCTGTCGTCTTGTAGGCCGATAGCACGGCCTCGTCATCGATGTAGCAGAGCCAGCCGACCTTGGGGGTGTAGTACTCCCAAGTGCTCGCCACGCGGACGGCGATCTGATTGGTCTTGCCGGCCCAGACGCCGGTGGCTGCGACAGGGACGATGTAGCGGTCGCCATCGACGGGGCTGGCCGGCGGCGTAGTCAGATCCCGATCTTTGACCGAGAGGCCGACCACCGCGCCGAGCCGCTTCAGATTCGCGTCCATGCTGGCATTCCAGCCTGACTCGCTGAGCGTCCAGCCGTAGGTGAGTCCCAAATTCGGATCAGTGCTTGCCATCAGATGCCTCCGTAGTATTTGCCATAGTTCAGGCCGTACCCCGCGCGGTCGACACTGCGGGTCTGCTTCTGCCAGCTGATGTAGCCGGCACGCACCGACTCGATCTCGACCTTGAATTTGCCGTTGATGCGACCCAGCCCGCTGTCGGTCGCCTCATCCGTGGTGAGGTAAGTCCAAACGGTCGTGGTGAGCCCTGTCAGGGTTTTCTGGAGGGCGTTGTTCTCGTTGTAGAAGCGCACCGTGTAGGTCACACCGGCCTCAGGGCCGATGTTGCCTTCGGACTGCGTCACCAGATACACGCTCTGCTGCATCCGGTCACGATGAGCCCAAGTGAGTGCCATCTGGCCGAGAATCGCGTTCGGCCACATCACGTTGTTCACCCGGACATTCCCCGGCGGATAAGGCCGGATCATCCGACCCGCAAAGGTATAGCTGTCGGCGGTCGCCGCCGATTCTGCCAATCGTCCGAGACCGGTCGCCGGCAGCATCTTGACCTGCAGCGACTCGCCAGAAAGGTATTGTTCCGTCACCAGCGCCTCCAGGGTATCGGCGAACCAGATGCGCGCCGAGGCCAGGTGCGGTGCCGGCACTGTGTCCAGTACACCGCGATCCACCGTGACCGTGCCGGCCACCAGATTGATTGCTTTCACCGCCACGATCTCGTTGTCGAGGTAGGCGTAAGTGTCGAGTTTCACTACGTCCAGATCCTGGCCGTTGCCGATGGCGAGCACGGTCGTCTGCTCGTCGATGGCATTGGTCACCGTCGCGTTCGGGGTGAAGCCCATCGTGTCCACTTCGGCAAACGCGGCGCTGCCCTGGCGCGTCAGCAGCTTCACGTTGAGCGAATCGCCGGAGGGGCGACTCGCACAGGCCACCAGCAGCCCGCCTTGAGGATCGAGCTCGTTTTGTGCGGTCGCCGATTCGCCGACCACCCGCTTGACCACGGTCCACCACGGCGCTTCGCCCAGTCGGCGATACGGCACCTGGGCCGGCGAAGTCAGCGGCGACACCCATGAGGTCGGCGTCGGCGATACGTAGGAGGCAGACGGCAGGCCGAAGATGTCCTCCACGCATTCGATTCGCACCCGGCCGTCGGTCAGCGTGCCATACGACACGCGTACGACGCGCATCACCAGTTGGGCAATGCCCAGTTCCGTCCAGGTGAACTTGAACACGTCGCCGATGTTGAGGTTCGACGCCTGCCGATTGGCGATTAGCGTTACCTTGGCCAGCGGCACGGATAACTGCTTGAGATCGCCCAGTGCCACCCGCGACGCTAGGTTGCCATTGCTGATGCCGGGATAGTCGACCGTGGCGGAGGACACCACGCCACCCGCCAGTTCCAGCGCGGCAAGGTCGTGCACCGTAATCGCGGCATCCTTGTCGGTGGAACGATCACGGTAGCGGACGGTGATCTGATTGACGAGTTCTGATTCCGAGGGCCGCGAGAAGCTCTCCATTTCCAGAATGTTCGAGGCATCGAGCACCAGGAGACTGGCGACGTTGTAGTCGGCCCGGGCGAGTTTCAGGACAAACTTGCCGGTGCGCGGATGAACATAAAGCGTGCCATCGATATGCCGAAGTATCTCGGCGATGAATTCCTCCAGCGGCTGCTCGCGTTCCCAGAGCAAGGACAGTCCGTACTGCTCCGAGGCCAGCGTATTGGCGGCGGTCTGGAAACTGCTCGCATCGATCTCGCTTGCCGCGTAGCCCAAGCCCCACGTGGCGTTGTTCAGGCACTCGTAGATGATGTGCGCCGGGTTGGCGTCGCCATTGATGTAGCCGCTCCCCAGTGCCGCCGGTGCCGGGATGCGCCGCGCCTCGATGCTCCACGGTTTGATGTAGGGATTCATCGCCGAAAGCTGGCACTGCTGGGCAATGATCGACACCACTCCTCGAAAGGCCGGAATGACGCTGCCCAATTTCTGCTGCAGGTAGCCCGACACCGTTTCCGCCGCGCCGCCCATCTTGATTTCGACGTAGCCCTGGACACCGCCCTCGCGGGAATCCCCGCCGAACAGTTCCGGAGCATTGACGTAAATGGACTGCGAGGACGCGACGCTGCCGCTCCAGGCCGTGCGTTCGCCGACAATGATGCGCGTCACCGCGTCCACCGGCCCGTGGCAGATCGCCAAGTGCAGGCCGGCGTAATAGCGATGGCCGACAACGTAGGATGACGAGCCGCCTCCTTTTCCGCCGCCGCCCATTTATGCGCTCTCCTGCGATTGCCGCTGCCGTTCACGCATCTTTTCAACTTCGTCGGCCAGCCGGGCCGCCATTGCATCGCCCGTCGCGCGCAGCCACTCGGCCGTCACGCCGTGCTGCCGGAAGTCGTCGAAGGTCACGCCGTCACGCGGGAACCACTTGCGCAGGCCGGCATTGCAATAGCCGAAGGCCTTGGCGTCGTCGTGCGTTACGATCATTTCTTGCCTCCACTACCGGACGACTGGCGAATCTCGGTGGTCTTGACGTCGCCGTACCAGACCACATTGGCCTGACGAATGACCCGGGTGCCGAACAGCACCGGGATGGGTTTGCCGGATTCCGCCACCGGCACGTCGAGGTTTCCCGGCGTCGGGGCTGCCGGTTTGGGCGGCTTCGGTGCCAGCAGCATGCCGATGACCGTGGTGATGACCCAGATCGCGATCTGTACCCACATGGTGTTGCCCTCAGACGATGGAATCCCCGGCGAAGGGGTTCTTGGCGGGAATCCAGGGGAACCCGCCGAAATTGAGACTGTTGCCAAACTTCGACTGGCAGATGGCGAACGTCCGGTCGCAGCCGGCAAATGCCTCGAACGTCACGCCCACGGCGAGCCCCGGCAGCACGGCCGAGAGCGTGATGGTGTCGCCCGCGTGATTGGTGATCATGCGCGGCACCCCGGCCACGCGCAGGTAGCCTCCGGTCAGCCAACCCGATGCCTGCGTGAGAAACGTGCTCGAGGTGACGTTCAGTCCTGAGAAGGACGCCACCGTGCCGGCGAGCTTGTAGGCCTGGTTGTTCACCCCGCACCCCGGATCAAACAGCGCGTGACGGCAACCGGTCTGGTAGTGGGCGCGCAGACCGGGTCGTTTCAGCGCCGTGAAGATCGATTCGCAGCGAATCCTGGCGGTGCTGCCAGCGAACACGACGGAGGCGACGCGCCCCTTCCACCAGGTGATGTATTCCGAGTCGCCGAGGTGGTTGCGGAACACCGTGAGCGACACCACGCCATTGGGCCGCGCCGCCGCGAAGAGTTGTGCCACGGCAAAGTCCCGCGCGCATTCGAGGTCGATGCCGTTGCGGGCAAACTCCGGCGACTGCTCGACCGCCGAGCGGCGGATTACCGCTGGCTGGTAGCTCTCGACCTGATAGGTGATCGCCTCGCGGCCGCTCGTCACCGTCCACACTTGCTGGCCGAGAACGAAGCGATAGAGTTCCACCGGCTGGCCGGCGGCCGCCGAGATTTCCTGCGTGTTGTAGCTCATGAAGGTGTCCGGTCAGGCTTTCACGGAGAGCATCGGCAACGAGGCTTCCACGACGCTATCGGTCTGCCAGTTGATCTCGATCTGGTCGGCGTCGAGCCGGGTCTTTTCCAGAAAGTAGATGGCGACCCAGTCCTCGGGATTGGCGTCGAAGCCGAAGGACTGATTGATCGTCATCACCTCTTCATCGCCGATGGTGCCGGCTCCGAATCCCTGGATGGTGCGGAAGTACCAAGTGCCGTTCTTGTGCAGGAACGCGGCTTCCGTGCGCCCCGGCATCGGATTGAAGTACAGGGCGTAGCCACGCGAGGCCACGGTCATCACCGTCTGGTTGGACAGGATTTTCTTGGTGGGGACGATGGAGGCTTCCCAGGTCGGATGCCAGAACGCCGTCAGCCGTCCCGCCCGCGCGGCCAGCCAGCCCCGGAAGGCAGCGATCTCGCTGCGATTCTTGAAGAGGTAGTCGAAGGCGCGGCGCACGAAGGGCCGCGCGGCATGGTCATCCACCGCCGTGATTCCGGTGTCGAAATCCAGCACTTCGGCCAGTCGCCGGTAATCCGTCTCGACATCGCGCACCCGGTTCGGCCGCGTCGTCCACACTGGCGTCGAGTTGAAGGTCGTCGTCGACTCCTGCTTCGTGATCGCGGTGGTGCCCGCAATGTCGAACGCCAAGCGTGCCGTCGCGATGGCGTCGGTCACCCTGGATACCGCCTGGGTCACCCGCAGCCGGGCCGTGCGCGCCGGTGCAACGAAAGCGCCTGCCGGCCACGTCTGCAGCAAGGGCTGCTTCAGCGTCACGGCATTGCTCGCCACCGAAAGCACTTCGGCCGCCTCGGTGTTGCGGCTGTCGCTGCCGATCACCAGCAGACCGTCGGCCTCGTATTCGAGGTTCGTGGTCGTGATCGGGATCACCGTGCTGCCGGCAGTGATCGCCGCCGAGAGGAACACCTTGTCCGGCCAGATGGGCAGCGCATAGACCCGCGACTGCCAGCTGGAGAGCAGCACATCGAGCAGCGCCGCATCGTCGCGCCCGACCAGGATCGAGAATTCCAGCGAGCGGCGCGGCTTGGCACGCAGGCTGACCCGCTGCTCGGTGCCGTCGCGCGAGGTGAGCACGTCGGTCGCCCACATCAGGCGCTCCAGCCAGCCGTCCGCCCAGTTGGGCTTGAGCCCGAACACCACCACCCGCCGGCCGGAGATCGACAGGGTCGGTGCCTCGCCGGGAAACTGGAACGTGAAACTCGCCTCGATCACCGGCGGCCCGTCGAGACTCACCGAGACGTTGTGCAGACGCGACTCCAGCATCCCGTAGTTCGTGGGCGGATTGGCCGGGGCAGCCAGCGTGATGCCGCCGTCGTTCTGGCCGACAACCGCGGACAAGGTCTTGGGGGCAAAGTGCGCGTTCCACACCTCGACTTGGCGGATCTGCGTCGACAGCAGGTTGCCCAGCGCGATCTTGGCCGGCAGCAGATGGACGTGGTGATACCAGTCCTGCTCGAACTGACGAACCATATTCCCCGCGAAGGTCGACACGATCTCGGCGACCGGCAGGTTGTTCGCCAGCGCGCCGGTACTGGGCGGGTTGCTGGCCAAGGCACTCTGGTACGGCAGTGTCAGGGGTGCCGGCAGGAACTTGTAGGCCGCGCCATAGGCGGGATCGGACGGCAGCCCGGATGGCAGGATGGCTCCAGCGTAGGTGGTCATTTCAGGAAGGCGTAACCGCCGTAGCTCATGGTGAAGACCATCCAGTCGTTGCCGCCCAGCGTGACGATGTCCTT